AAGTGAGCAGTGAACTCCGCGGGATTGACAGAGGCAGCGCCGTGGTTGAAGCCCTGCACGACTGCCGTGTTTGCCGAGGTCACGCCCACGTTCTGAATCGTGAATGAGGCGGCGGGGGTGACGCTCGTGCTTAGCAGCACGATGTCTCCAACTGCCGCGCCCGTCACGGTGAACGTCGCGCTCGCGTAGTTGTTGGCACTCGCGGCGGGGAAGTCGATTGCGACCGACCCGCTCTGAATCTTTTTGATGCTCGTGCCAGCACCTACGTTGAGCGCACCCGTAAGCGCGTTACCACGTGTTACGCGGTTGAAAGGCATATCGCCCCCTTAGGCAACAATCGAGGTGAAGAAGTAGCCGAGGTCTTGTGAGACAACCTTGTTGTCAAACGCCAACTCTGCTTCAACTCGTGTCGATTTCAGCGATTCCATGCGGAACGATGAAACGCCGATGTTTGCGCCTAGCCCTTGTGACACACCAGTCCATACAAAGGTGTATCCAGCGGCAGGGGTCAGCAATCCAGGGGACGCGGGCACGTAAGCCAGAAGAGCTTGCTTGCCCATCGTGAAGTCGTAACCCTCGGTGCCGCCCTCGTTGTTGGTTGCCTTTACTGACTGCGACACAAGCACCCTGTCCAACTCAAACATGCGGGCCATCATGTCCGCAGTAATCGTCTGACTACTCGTGTATTTGATTCTGTCCACCAAGTCGGGGTGATTCTTCAACTCGCGGAATACGTCATAACCGAGGACGAGCGTATTCGGCAAATACCCGGTTTTTGACAATACATACGCTTTTCCGGCTTCCACGTTATCAATCGGGTCGCTGTTTGCGTAGTCACTCCACTGGATTACTTGGTTGCCGCTCGGTGACGACGCGACACCCGTGATATCCAACGACCAGATGCTTGTCGTCATGAAATCAGCCATGAACTGAATTTCGCGACGTAGCAGGAGGCGGTGGGTTACGAAGTCCACGGCCTCACGGTCGAGGTTTAGCGGGGCATCGGCGTTCGCCCGGATTTGGTCGCTGATGTCCTTGTGGAATGCAAAGACATCTGCCGAGTACGTAGCGGTGGTGAGGTTGTATCCCCCGCCTGCCGATTCCGTGCCCGGGCCACGACGTTGCGCCTCATCACGTAGCCAGTCATTTTTCGTATACAAAAAATATTTATCAGATTGTTTTTCCGTCGGAATTAATGGAAATACGGATGAGGCAATGAAATTCTCCGCTCTCTGCATGTAGGCGACAGAGATGTTGGTGAGAATCGCGTCAATGTGGACTTGGTTGCTAGTTGGTTGTGGCATGGTTTCTCACTCTCCCTAGTTGCCTCGTGCTGCGGTGGCGCAGGACACGACTGCAGTTGCGATTTCGCTCGCTGCGCTACTCGCCAAGATGACCTGTCCTTGTACGAACACGGTCGAGGCGATTGCGTCACCGAACGCGGCGATTGGGCTTGCAGTCCCGTTTGCGGCGGTAAAAATCGAGTTGCCAGCCGATAGTGCTGCTGCGCTCACGATTTTGGTGCCACCCGCAACGGTGACCACTGCTTCTTTGCCTGATGTTGGGTCATTTTGCAAGACGCCGATTGGACGGTCAGTGATGGCGCTAACGCCGACCACTGAGGCGCCTGACATCTTGACAAAGCGGTATTGCGACGCTGACAGGTCTGCACCTGCGGGGAACGTCACGCGTACCGCATACGGACTGATTTCGTATGCCATGTTTTTTTACCTTCCTTCCGCTAGGTGCTGTGCATAGATGTCTGGATTAGCGGTTGCGACATCCACCAACGCCTGCTCAAAGGTTGCAGCCTTGCCCTCAGATACGGCTGCCTTTGCCATTGCCGAAAGACGCTCGTAAGCGTCGCTCGAGTTGCTACCTTTTGAATTACCGATTTCTGCAAAGATGTTGGCGCTTTCTGCCTGACCATTAACCGCAGTCAAAACATCCTCAACAGATTTAGCAAGGTCGGCGTCAACCTCGCCTAATTTTCTTAGGGCAGGCCCAACCTTGTCGGCGTCTAGCGACAACGATTGCCAAGACTTCACAAGAGTAATTGCGTCAGCGTCAGCTCTCGCAATTCTTTCTTCTCGCAACTCAGCAGCAGCGCTACGGGCCTCATCACGGTACTTCTGAATCATTTTGCGGACTGGCTCGGGAACCGACTTCATCATTTCCTCATCGTCTTCCTCGTCCATGTCGTAATGCATATTCTCTTCCATCTTTGTCTTACGCTTTTTGCCTTTCTTGGTTTTCTCGTCGTCCTCATCCATGTCGTGCATGGCTTTCTCTAATTCTTGGACTCGTGCCTCAGAAGCAAGTAGCGCGTCTTGTAATTCGACAATTTCATCGACTTCAGTCATTTGCGACTCCTTAATCTTTGAAAGCGCGCCTAGCACACCTTCAGTTGAAGCGTTTTTCATGACAACCCAACCCTCAGAAAGATGAGCAGGGTGGTCAACGCCGGAGGTCTCCTCGATAGCAAGATTTACCATCTTGCGTCGTTTCTTACGCAAAAAAACCTCCTGCGCTCGCCTCGGATTTGCCGAGACACACGCGGAATCTACTTAGAGGCTCAACGCCCTGCAAGCAAACTATTTACTTGGTCGCGTGGACTACCTTGCAAGGTTGCGAGTGCAGCAGGTCTACCGTCGTACGTATCTTGTAGCCGTTGCCGCGCAACACCTGCCAAGCGCGGTCGTAGCTGTCGTCATCGTGCGTCTCTATCGCGTATGCCTTAACCATTTGGAGCACGTTCTCGGGTAAGTCAAATAGGTGCACCTCGCCGCCCTCGAGGTCGCACTTGACCACATCTGGTCGAAAACGCCTGATTAAATTGGCTATTTCGTCCGCGTTGTCAATCTTGACGCTTATCAGCGCGATGTCGGGGTGCTCAATCTGGTCAAGGCTGTCTATCCAAACGTCCACGCCTATCACCTTGCTTGCGCCGCGCTCGATGAAGAACTCTGGCGTGCTCTGTGTTACCTCAGCCCCAAAGTTGCCGCATCCAAGGTCAAGCACGACCTTGCCGTCTACGTCCAAAAAACCCCAATGCTCGTCGGGGCTTTCGCTCTCGCAAAAGACGTACCTCAATCTTCTAACTCAACCTCGACGCGCTCTGCCTTACCTCCTATGGAATAGCCGCGCACTTTGCCTTGTTTTACAAGATTCCACGCCCAATCCTTCCAAACTACGCCCATGAAGACGGTGTTAGCGGGATACTCGGCTTTTTGAATTGAACCGTCTGCCATTTGGTGCTCAATGGTCATTTCATACGGCCAAGTCATTACCTCGACCCACTCTCCGGCTACCACGTCGCGGTTGTGCTGCAAACGTATTCGTCGGTCGCCGTCTCGAACGTATTTCCACACCGCCTTCTGTAATTCGTCGGCATCGGTAAATTCGCCGTGTGCGTCAACACGGTCGGGGATGTATAGGGGGCCCAGCGTGTATCGGCGCTCCTGTTCCTTTTTTAATGTCTGTGCTATGCCGACATAACTGATTAACGCCTTTGCCACCTGCGGCAAGATGCCGACTCGCCTCGTGAAATCGTTTGCCTCTTTTAAAACTTGAGCAATTGGCATATCTATCTCTACAACCTTGATATCGACATCGCCCAACTGATTGTCACTTGCATCGAGACCGATTAGCGCAGCCCATCGGTGGTGTCCGTCTATCACGTAACCGTCGCGTGACACAAAAATTCTTTCGTCAGCCAATGCATCAGTGCCTTTATCCATGAGGGCAGCCACTTTCGGCCCGACCAACTGACCCTGTGAGGCACTTAATGACGATGCCCTTACGGTTCGGTTGCGCACCTCGACGTTTTGACGTTCTAGATAATCAGTGAACTGTTTTCCAACATTGACATTGCCGCTTTTTGAGCGGGGCAACTTCGAGGCTTCTGAGCCCTCACGTGGTGTTCCCTCAAGTTGTGGCATATCAACACGTTGAATCCCCAATGATTTGCCACAAAATAGATTTGTCTTAGGCACAGACACTTTGCATAAATCGAGGTTTGGCGCTTGCTCACCTCGCTTTTGGGCAGCGATTGCGTAACGATGTAAATCTTTAACGAATGTGTGGACAGCTTGAACATCTTTTAGCTCTACCATTTCCCCTTTGGCTAATCTTGCTACCGCCTCCTCAAAATTTGCCGTTTGATAGATTTTGGTGGAATCGCCGCCACCATTAGCCCAATTACCGTGCGTCAACTGGTCATGCTCGTTTTGTGCGTGCTTCTCCAACTCGCGTTCTAACCTGACAGCAATCGCGTTTGCCCATGCCCTACCAGCGTCACCACCCCATGCGTCCCATGCGACGCGACCTGCCGACGGATAGCCCTTCTCGCCCAAACGAAAACCTGACGCCTCTTTATCGACCGCGTGCCTAGCAAAAAAGGACTTCATGCGCTTGATGGTGTCTGCTGAGACGGGTTGACGCGCCGCTAATTGTGCTGCGCGTCGTCTACCCACGTCTGTAAAACCTGAGCCTTGCTTACCGTCTGCTATCCAACGGAGCGCGCGCTCCGCGGCTCTCGCTACACCAACGGGCGGTTTAAAATTGTCTTTCTGAGCCATGACTGGCTCAGACTTTATTTTTTTTTACGCTCTCGCTGTGTGGTGGGCACATGGACTTGGGCTGAGGTTGGCTGCATCTTTTCCAGCGGACGGATTAGGTTTAACGTCGACAATTTGTGTCCGACCTGTCGGTCTGTCCTCTCGCCGTCTCTGTAAAGTTGAATCAAGGCTGCAGGGTCGTCCTCGGTGCCCGCGATGGTAAAGCTGGAATCTGGCACATTGATTTTGCCGTCTCGAACTACACGAACAATTTTGCCCTGAGCACGCCCGCCTGATGAGTCCCACGAGACGAAATCGCCAACCTTCAAGCCCTTTGCTTTGTAAATTCTCTCAATCTGAGTGAGGCGCTCTTCTGCTTTTTCCTTTGAGTCATATGTTCCAAAACGACGCTTGCCGTCTCTGGAGTACACGGTGAATCTGCCGTTTTCCTGCTTGATGGACATGCCACCTCCTGTGGGAGTCATAAATGCTAGTTGGTGGCGCCCTGCTTGTCTTTTAGTTTTTTAAAGCCGCTGGTACGGACTGCGAGACTTCCTCGGAGCTGACCTCCAGCATGTCATGGGCGCCATTCATGACGAAACTGAAAACCCGCCCGTACTCGCTCTTTACCCACCCTGCTGATGTCCACATGAACTCATCAAAGGTCTTGGCCTCGTCGTCTACGTCGAGTTTGAAAAGGGAGACGATTTTGTCGCCGTCATAAAGGTAGAAATATCGGCTCATTTGAGAAACCGCTTTTTCAGCATCTTCAAGAGAAATTCCTTACCCCCCACAACTAAAGGTATCACCGCGGGTAGACCGATGGCGAGGGCTCCAGACGGTGTTGTCGCTCGCCGTGCTATGCGTCGCATGCGGTCATACAACTTGTATCTCTGTTGCGGATTATTTGTCTCGCGATATACCTCGTAGACGGCGTGTGTATTTGCCTTGACCCTTGAGGACTCGGGCGTGTGAAATTGCAACTCAATCTCATATCCGTTGGGGTGACGCATCTTCGCATTCAGACCTTGATAGCCATCTATAGGCTCCCAAAAATTCTTTACTCGTGATTCATCAATCGTGTAGCCCGCCTCTTGTAAGCCTGCAATTGTGCCTTGAACTCCGCGGGTGTATCCGTCGGTGTCGAATTGCATGGTGTAGCGGATAACGTCACTCATGTCTTCTGCCGCCTTCTGCGGTGTGATTCTTTTTTCTTGCGCGTCAGCCTCGACCTTGCGTGCGATAGATTTCTCGCTTTTCAAACGGTATTGCAGGTCGACCATGTTTCCGCCGTATTTTTCCGCTAACGTCATCATGTCTTGCGTGACCTTCGGCTCGTCGGCTGCGCGTCGCTTGCGAATATCCTGTGCGATTTGATTTATCTCAGGGCTGCGATTTGCCTTTGGATTTTCTACCGCGGGTAACGAGCTCTTGCCGCGCGCCCAGTTGCCGTGGTCTCGCTGCTCATGACTGAAATGCTTGTCTAACCCTGTTTGGCTTGACGTTCCTTCATAGCTAAAGCCATTTTCTTGTAGATAACCTTGGCGTACTCGTCTATCTCTTCGTCGGTCATATCTTTCAAACTCTTCAATTCCACCATGTCGACTTGCTTTTTCTGCGGCACCCGTTCCCCCCGTCTCTATTTCTACCATGTTCACAACATCCCAGATTGCTTTCTGGTTACGTTCCCTGCCTAACCTTACGGCTGTCTCACGCTGCTGTACGTTCTGCGATACGTCGAGATATACCTTGCCCTCATTGAGCCACGTGCCCAAATAATTCTTGCCCGTACTCAAATCTGCCTTATGCCTGCGCATATAGGCTGACAGAATCTTATCACCCCTAGAGGGGTTCAGAAAGTCGGCTGCGTCCACTACCTCGCCGAACTGAGGCGGCTTGGCGACCATGTAGCCCTTATCTGGCATGGAGCCATCGACCATGTTGATTGAAAGGCCACCCCATTCTTGGGTGAACTGTCTTACCTTTTGACCGACCTCGGGGTCTATGCCCGTAGCCCAATTTCCGTGACTTAATTGGTCGTGGCTTCCTGATTGGTGTTTTTCTAATTTGACATCGCGTATAAAGGGCGTCTCCTCAAATAGCCAATAAAAATCGTTGCCAAAATCATTGGCCTTTTTTACAGCGTGGGGCTCAATCATTTTCATCTCAATTATGGTGAACTCAGTCGGCTCCCGTAGTGTCCACACGTGACCGTTCGCGATATTTGTATCAGACCGTCTTACTATTTTTTTTGTTGGTGTCTCGTACTGGGACATGTCGTTCGCCATCATCGCGTCATAAATCTTTCGCCCGCCCTCAGCACTCGGTATGTAATCGTTTAGCTCCGCAAGACCTGTGCTGAAATCTGAAATTTGGTAATTGATTTGTGATTCAGGCACCTCCTCGTTACCCCCTCGATAAGCCAATCGTCGCACTTCGTAAGGTTGTCTAAACCAAAAAGGCGTTTTGACTTTCTCAACATTAACCACCTCGAATTTGCCGCTAGTCACAACCTCGTGGTCATCAGGCCACCAAGCCTGTTTTTTTGATGGACTCCAACCTTTTGCCCCCGCTTGAATTTTTATGAGAATTTTGCCCCTGTCCGTCTCGTAGGGAAAGCCCGACCTATTAGCCGCATACCAAGCAGCAACACCAAGGCTACGGGTTGTTGACGCCATGACCATATCGAGTTGGTCGCCCTTTTTTACATTTGCAAATGTCTCAAACGTTTCTCTTTCTTCTGGTGCTTGTGTCGCGTATTGACCAATGCCTCGATACAGAGTTGGTTGAGGTTGACTGTTGCTAATCGCATTTAAGAAAGCCTCAGTTTTCGCTTTTGTTGGAGCACCCCACCCACGTTCCAACATGTAGTCGCGATAGCCACCACGTTCATAACCCGTGTTTTCTGGAATGGGTAAACCTAAAACTTCAGCAGCATATTTGCGATAAAGCTCCACGTAATTGTTACCGTCGGGCCCCTTTTCCCATGCCCACCACATTCGCTCAGTAACTCCCCCCGCATTGCGAGGGCTTGTCGCTACGGGCGCCTTTGGGTCAAAGTTTTTTAAATCCTCCGTAAAACCGCGTGCCCAATTCCCATGCGATTCTTGGTCGTGTGTTCCTGATTGGTGTTTTTTCATTTTGTTTTTAAGACTCGCGGGGGCTGCTTGCCATGCAGGCAATTTGCTAAGAGCGTCACGCCAGTCATCACTATATGTGTCTTGAAAATATTCAGCGTCGGTTGGCAAATCCCACGACGAGGTTTTTATCCAGTCGGTACTTAACAAATCATCATCGATGTTGATTGGCTTATTCATTTCAGGGCTTGTAGTCCGTCGTGTTGTCATCAACCGCCACAGGTTCGTATAACGCAAACCAATCGTCAGGAAGCCGCACATTCGTTTTCATAGAACCGCCACCAAGAATCACCACTTCACCCTCGACCATCGAGCCAACCCCAGTTAGCGACGTTGCAAGAATTCGGCGCGCAGGCACGAGTGTTCTCATGGTCACGCCAATAGATGAAAATGGTTGAGCCCCCTCTGAGAAACTATCAGCTACACCCACGTCGAATGTCCAACTTGACAAAGGTCTTTGTTGCACGGTGGTCGTCGACGAAGTGCCATAAGCATGTTGTTTAGCAACAGTTCCTAGCGGATTTGTTGCGTCAACAATCTTGCCACGATACAACTCAACTTCTTTGACGCCCATGTCGGCCAGTACTCTCTGCGTATCTTCATACTGCGCGCGTAAGAACGCACGATGCACTTTCTGATTATTCCGAATCTGATAGTCCAGACGTATTTTCGTGTCATCCGTTGTCTGCCACGGAGCGACATTCTTCATATTGAATTCCACTTCAGCCGCTTTTTGAATGGCCAAAGAGATTGCTTCATCATCATTCGACGTTGTTGCCCATTGATTTACAAGCTCACCAACGGCTGCTACGCGTGCGTATTCTTTGGCCTCAGGTGAGCCACGCTTGACCCATGGTCGTTCCAACACGTCACCCGGTGGCACATCGTGAGAGCCAATCGTGTAAAAAAGTAAGTTGCCATAACTATTTAACGCAACGTGAGTTCCTAGTTCATCCTGGTCAACGCTCGATATTGGACGACCAAGATTATCCGTCCAAATCGCATCGGCGTCAACAGCCGCTTGCAATTTTTTACCAAATGGCGTTTGTACCCCGAGACCATCATCTTGAAAGGCATTAACTAATTCTTCAGTCGTGGCATCAATTCTCTCGCTCAAACGTTTTGCGACGAACGCTTTTGCAACTTGTGGGGTGTCGATGTCTTGTTTTACACTATAGTTTTTTAACGCTATTCCAAATTGTCCCCCTGTGAACGTTCCACTTCCGCCATCAGCCCAGTTCCCATGCGATTCTTGGTCGTGGCCTCCTGATTGGTGTTTGATGATTTTCTTGCCGCGGGTTATCTGTACGTGCTCTCGTAAGGTGATGAATCGGCTCATTTAATTCTCACGCTCAAATACATAAACGTCTTCTATCAAACCGTTTGACCCTTCCGCACTACGCTTTTCAACTCTGACTAAACGTAGGCGGGTTGATGGTGGTAATAACACCTCTGATTCTGTATCAAAAAAAGGAGGTATGGGCTCACCTATAGCCTCAAGAAAAGAATTTACGTAAAGCCCCTTCCCGTCCCCGCCGCTTTTAGGCAATATCACACCCACCACATCATCTGTGCCTGACATGTCCGCAAAGTGAGAGCGCGCCACGGCTTCTTGAGGATTAGTCAAATCCCGTGCGGTCGTCGATAGAAAACCTTTATCGGTGATTACGTCACCCACGTCAAGCTCATCAGTTACATTTTTCGAAAAAACTCTATACACCGTAGTGTTTCCGAGCATCGCGGGCATGCGTTCTATTAACCCTCGTAACGGAGAGGTAAGGCGTTCCGCAGCAGTAAGTCGCTCTTCACGAGCACCTTCTAAATACTCCGTTATTCTCTCGATGTTTGTGTCGATAAAATCCTCAAGTGAGGCGTCGTCGCCTGCGAAATTTTGATAGTTTTTGTACTCGTCAGAAAAAACAGTAAAAATTGCGCCCTCTATTTGCTCCGTTGTCCACTCACTATCGTCGAGTGTGGGGTCGAGTTCTTGCTCACGAAGAGTTCTATTTATGTCTGAAAATCCTGCACCTGTATAAAATGCTAGAGCCTCAACCTCTTGATTTATTTTTCCCTCACTAACACCTGCCTCTCGATAAGCCTTCGTGATGTCGTCTTGACTAAGACCACTTCTATCAAAATTTTTGTCTCGATAACCCAGACCATCAGCCCAGTTCCCGTGGCTTTGCTGGTCATGTGTCCCTGCTTGATGCTTGATTACCGAGTAACTGAATGACATCAAGCGCTTCATGAAACTGTTTTTGCCCAAAATCTTGTCTATTGCTTTGTCCAACTCGGGGTTGTCTTGGTCGCTTCCTTCATTCTCATTCATAAAATCGTCTTTACCGTATTTGTAGTAAGCGTTAGATATCGCTTGGAGTTTGGTGTCTCTCGCACTCCATTTAGCGGCGGCAACACGTTCACTCGGTCTCGCCGGACGCTCGCGCGGCGTACCATCAAACACCATGCCGTCGCCGTCTCTGTCTATTGGCCCTTCCGCAAGGGCACGGCCCTCGGGTGTGAGGTACTTAACCATTCCCATTCCCATGTCTCTCATGACCTCTTTCGCCTGCGGCGCCCTCGCAAACTCAGCGGGTAGCGGGAAGTCCTCGACGTTGATGTCTTTAGTACTTTCGTAGTCGATGAAAAGGTCGCCGTCTTTTTGGTACAGGTTGAGGCCCTCCGTCGAGCGCTCAAGTAAGTCCCTCCAAACGTCTAATTCCGCAACATCCAACACGTCATTGTTGACGGCATTCCTCACGCCTTTAATTAAAGTGCGGACTGCCTCCATTGGGCGAGAAAAGTCGAACCCCGCCCTCGACCACGTGTAGGCGCCGTCCCACGCCGTCCTCACTCCGATTTTGGTGATGCCGCGCGCGATGTACCAATCCTCACTCCGCCTCAAAAACTCTTGTCCGAGCCCTAACCCTCTGTAATCGGGCTCTATTTGGAACAGCTGGTGCTCGACCGACAGTGCTCCGCGATTGAGCGACAAAACCCTCTCAAAGCCTCCAACAACAATCTGCGCCGCATAAACGTTTCCCGTCACCTCAATCGTGTTTTCGCCAAGGCGCTTGACTCCCTCTACCACTGTCTCTAATTTCCCGTCATCGACTGAGACTCCGTACACCTCGTTAAATTTTTCCATCATGTCTATCTCATCGGGTCTGCCGACTTGTAATTCCTCAGAAAACTCCGTGCGAATGTCGTAATCTTCGATATATCGTTCGATGTAGGTGTCGTCGTTTAGTGCAGTTTCAATTAAATCGTTGAGTTTGTCCGCGTCTGCCTTTGGATTCTTGTCACTCACGTATTTGCCAACGGCCGCAACGTAAGCCTCGTAAAGCTCTTCCTCATTGTTAATAAGAAGTGTCGCTTGTTCCATAGTTAGTGGCTTGGGTCTCCCGCCCTTGAGGAAGGCTTGTATTTCCTCCAGCGTCGGCCCCTCGTCCTGCATCGCCTCAATACCTGCGCGCTCTGCCTCCGTATAACCTGTGGCCCAATTTCCATGACTTTGCTGGTCGTGCTGACCTGCTTGGTGTTTTGCAACGTTGCGTGCCCGCTCCCAAATCTCTCGTGCCTCCGCTTTTGATTTTGGCATTTGTTTTTGTTGTTGTTCTGCGCGCTCCTTGGCCTCATCGAGGGTGTAACGCCCCACCTCTTGCAATTTTGGAAACGCCGTAGGTCGGACAAAAAAACCTTGATTACCTGATTGGTCTGCGTAAAAATCCGCGTTTGTATTTTGTAGCGGATTACTTGTGAAATCTAGATTACTTAAATCAAACTCAATGACAGTATCACGATTCGTGGCGTATTCTTCCCAATATTCTGGACTACCCACGAAAAGACCACCGCCTCGTGTTGGCTCACCTAATCTTCCAGAAGGCTCGAAATTTGGGTCTAATTCAAAATCGTCACCTGCGATGTGCCATGCTCTCGGCCTTAAAGTGTCTTGACTTATAGCACGACTAAAATTTTCAAAGTCATCAAATTGACTGGCTAATCTTTCTAAGCCTGTTTTTATGTCGGCGTTGCCATCAGCCCAATTACCATGTGTCATTTGGTCATGGCCCCCGCCCTCGTGTTTAAACATTGCGAACTCAGGCAATGAGCCTTTGTAGGGTTTTGGTAACAGAGCGGGGGGTATCGGGTCGACGATATCGATTTTTTCAATCATTGGTGTACTCAACCTTGTTTTTGTCGAATGCTTTTCGCAGACGCTCGGCGCTCGCTCTTCCAAATTGCTTTTCTAATATGTAAAGAAAATTGCCCGCCCACTCACGTCCATGGTGTTGATATTTTTCTGTGGCACTTATGGCTGTGGCGTAATGGGCGATTTCATGCAACATCAATCTTTCATCTTGTGCGAAATTGCGACCAATGGTAATCCCGTGTCTGCTCCGCCTCGTGCGGGTGTTAAATTCTTGAAAATAGCCCCCAGCAGTCACGTTTGCTTGATTGATTTTGATTTCAAGTGTTGGAAAAAAATCGGCGCTGCCGAAAGCCTCCACAAACCAATCTTGTGCAATAACCTCCTCTATGTAATTTTTAACTCCCTTCGGCATACCATTCAAATGTTTTTTTGCAAGTGGTGATATGACGTTTTTTGTTTGTGCTCGCACGTATGCGGTGTACTCTTTTGAGTATTTTTTATAGGCGTCGTTATATTCCTGTGAAGAGCCATATGCTTTTGGGTCATTGTCAAAATCAGGAGCAATAACTTGTTTTCCAGGAAAGGCTTTCTCTTGTGCCTCATAAACGCGGTATTGTTGAGGGTCAGGTTGACCCTTTAGCAATTCCATTGACTCGTAAAGGTCTAGTCGATTGTCACCCGTCCTTGTGCCACTTAGTTTGTCAGCCCAATTCCCGTGGCTTTCTTGGTCGTGTGTGCCCGACTGATGCTTCACGACACTTGCCCATGCTCTACCGTCTGGAGTTAAAGACTCGGAGTGTCTGATTTTTTTCTCAGGATACATATCTCGATACAACCGCAGCATGGCAGAAGCGATGCCTCTTCGTCGGTGGCTAGATGACACATGCACGTGCATAATTTTCGACGTACCGTCATCTTCGTCCCAATCAACAAGTTGACCAACCGTTTCCAACATATCGTTTTTTGAACTAAGGCGATGTGCATATATAGATATGCCTTCAAGTTTGGTTCCCTTTTTTGCATACAGTAAAAAATCAGTTTTTTCATTTTGTGATTCATAACGCACTACTCTTGTTTGCTCTTTTGGCACAAAAAAAGGTTTTTGATATTGACCAATAATTTTTAATTTTGGTGAGCCAGAGTCAGCCCAGTTACCGTGAGATTGTTGGTCGTGCCTACCACCTTGGTGTTTCTGTATTCGCTGCACCAACTCATTCGGTGAAAGCGGCACAGGAATGCCGTTTTTCATGCCCTTAGGCACCAGCACCATGTCATAGCCGCGGTCGGTCAGATTGAATACCAAGTCAGCCACGGTGAATCCACGCTCGATTGCGTTACGTACGGCAGCGACCAAAGTCAGAGGCACGTCCGTGCTGCTCGTGGCTTTAGTTAGGTCAAGGGTTATTTTGTGCATGGGTCAAAATCTCACGCCACCGTTTGCAACAGCAACTCATCAATGATTGCTTTTGCAGGTGTAATCAGCGAAGTCGTGCAACGACAATTAGGGTGAACTGGCGGCTGCAGCCCATGCCACCCTGAGTCATCGTCGTAAAATTCCATGTTGACTGTGGGCATATCCGCGGTCAGATTGAACTCTTGAGCGATGCGCTGGCATATCTCACACGCATCAGCAGCCAGCACCCATCTTTTGCGCGAGGTCGAGGTCAGCACACCACGGTCGACTGCCGTCTGCCAACCAATTTGTTTCCCCGCATTTGAGGCAGCCATGATTTCCGTACGTGCGATGGTGCGGGCTCGTGCTCGAACCAGTTTGTCGGCATATTTGACCGCTGCCTTGGTGGCCACTTTCGCAGCCGCAGCGGGCGTTAATTTGTCTTTGAGAGCTATATCCCTAACTCCCTCATATCGCGTCGCTACCGCTTGCGTATAACGCTCTGTCAGCCCGATAGAAGAGCGGATTATGCGAGCAGTCTCATCTACGGTGAATTTGCCCATCACGGAATCGACGATTGCCTGATTCACTGCCTTACGCTGCTCTGCAGTGAGGCGTGTGACCAATTTGGCGGCCTGTTCTCTCGCATAACGCACCACGTTCGGGTTGATAAGGTCGAACTGCAGCGAGGTCAACACGGTGGCAACACCCGTGGATTCAAGTTGTTTTGTTAATTCTTTAAGAATTACCTTCTTCAGTAAATCACTCAAGGGTTCAAAGACGCTGTTTAGAGCGTCGGTGTCCACCGAATCTTGTATGTCCACTAGATTGTTGCGAGCAATTGCATCTAGTAAACGCCGTGACCTTATTCTGTCTTGCGCCCTTTTTACACCAAGCGCTATCGCCGCAGATATCGCGCGCTCATCCGCTGTCAGCGGCTCGAGACGTGACCGTCGGACATGGCGGTCTTTGGTCAGATGACTACGAAGTTTGTCCCTGTCTGGTCTTAGCGGCACTTATTCCGCCTCGGTCGCCTGCGGTAACTTTCCTAACTCGCGCATGTAATTCTCAAGGTTTTCGTCTGGGGTCAGGACTCCGCTCGCGGTCAACTTCTGCACGAAGTCAGCCATCTCCGTGAGATTCACAGCAGAAACGTCACCATAAGCCAACTCTGGCGTAAGGTTTGTATTCATACCATTGATTCTCAAAAGCCGTGGGATGGCATGGCTGTTAATGACCTCGGAAATCGATTGTGCTATTGCGTCAACTGCCATCGTCCAAAGGTCAATTTTTGACGAACCCAATGAGAACGAGCCAACACGGTCATGACCTAGAAGAATAAAATCAGAAAGAATCGACATCGCGATGCGTGTGTCGTATCTCGTAATGACCTTATCGGTGTCGAATTGTCTTGAGCCACCGCTGTTTAGCAACGTCAAGTCGAAAAGTTTGTGACCTGCCTCGTCATACATCACGGGGAATATCACGCCCTCTTGCTCGTTGCGTTTAACCCGCGTGACGATTTCTTGGATACGACCCAACACGGCTGCCTGTGCGTCCGTCCTGCTTGAACTTAAATATTCGGGAGGCACGTGTGCGACGGGCAGCCCAACAAGGTCGCGCTCGATACCTATCGCCTCGATTTCCTCGATTCGGCGCTTGTAGTACCACGGACGGTAGGCGTTGCGTAGAAGCGAACGTCCCTCGGGATTGTTTTTTACTGTGGTGGTGCGAAATAATAATGCCTTGTCGATGGGGATATCAAAACGTCGTCCTGTGCTCGGGTCTAAAAATATCGCACCTTGTATGCCCCCATTGAGGTCAAGCCTCCAATTGTTCAAGGTCTCTTGCGACCTGATGGGCCACTTACGCCATCCGATTTTCTTGTCGTCGAACTTAGAACGCTTTTTTGGGTCTTTGCTGTCTCCAGCTCTTTGCTTGTAAACAATTTCGTGGTAACTGAAGCCAAAGGTGAGCATTGAGAGGATTCCTGAGAGTGTGGCGTCCCACGAATCACTCATGTCATATAAGCATTCCTCTATGAACTGACGTATCTCTGCAGCCTCGGGTGTCTCGTCATAGGCATCTATTCGCCAGTCAAGTCGAGTGACGATTTTGTCGATTGCGTAAAGCATCGCGCCAATAACGGGGTCGTTGTCTGACATCTCTCGCCAGACTTTCGTGCCTCGTACTTGCTGGAGGGAGGGCAGAAACTCCTCGGTGATGAAGCCACCAGCACGCCGTAAGCCTGTCGTGCCGATTTCGGATAAATCAACCATTGCCTTGCTCCAACTTCATGACTAGCACTTTGAGGGCTTGGTCTTCCGTGAAACCGCGTTCTATTAAGACCGTAAAAAACTCGTGCATTTGCACCGCTAAAACCTCAAGTGGTAGTAAGTCGACATCGTTTTGCATTCGACGAATGATAGTGATGCCGACCCTTTTTTTAGTCTCTTATTTCTCTCATTTACTCAAAATGGTGCGGACTGCTCGCCCAAAACTTGCGGCGGCGCTTGCCAAGGGTCGACTTCTGATTTTTCTTTGATTTCCGGGGTGTTGTCGTTGTAGCCCTTTTTCAATCTGTAGGCCGCCTCTTTCACGTTCAACTCTAAGCGGCTTCTCTGCTCCCCTTGTTTGTTCGTCCAGCTCTTCTCCGCCAATGCGCCCCACACAATGACCCCATCCCCCTTGTGAAATGTGTTGGTGATGGCGTCCGCGAGTCCGCCCCATGCCGTGCAGGGGAATCCCGTGACATCAACCGATTCCCATTGCCCCGCTGCATTTTTTGTTGAGCGTGAGGTGATGACCGTGAAGTTACAAACTGAGGTGCCTTTGTTGGTTGTTTTTAACTCGGGGTCGGCTGCGAGGTTTCCTATCAACATTGTGTTTGCGCTCATTCTTTATTCCTTTTCATCTTCGCTTGTTGGATTTCTTTCCTCAAAGTAATTTGCCAATGACTCGTCGGATAAATGCAAGGTTTTGCCGATGATTGTCTGCACAATTCCATTCCTCCACACCATCGCCCCAGCAACCCCGTCGAACCATGATTTGTGTGGTTCTATTTTTTGCAGACAAGCCCAACGTGCCTTGCGTGGACACGTACTGCAAATCTTTATTGCCTGCCATGCGTTAGGATATTCGTCTGCATCAAAGACGCTTGGGGCTACTCCCCTGCACGCGGCGTGTTCTAAAAAGCGCTCAATTTCTGTTGGGGATAGGGAACGGGTATGGGTCGATGTCATGTCGCTCTGCTTCTCTAATTCGAACGTAAGCTTCAAAATATAAGTGCAGTCCTAGTTGCTCATTGAATATCAAAGCCTTTGTTAATTCCTTGTCCGTCATAATTGATGTTGCAGATTTTATTTTCTGCCCTGTGTGCTCTAATTCTTGCAATAATCTTGCGGTTTGCATAACTAATCATGCTAGTCGTCACTTGGCGCGCCAAGCCTTAACAATTGAGCCGTTGAATGATTGGCGTAATGCATTTGCTCAGGCAACGCTAAATCGGTCGCAGGGGCGATAAGCCACTCAGCGACGGCATATACCGCTTTTGCGGCAGCACTGTCAGGGTCAGGTGTTTGTCTAATGTGGTTTGCCACGTCATGCAAAAGCATGCGATGTCTTGCGTCGATTTCAAACTCGTTCATTGTGGAAATTCCCTTAGCCACTTGTCGAGCGTGTGCGCATTGTCGCCCCTATATGAGTTGTTGCCGACTGCCCAGGCGCCGAAGTCTCTGCCGCCATTACTCATTTTGTAGGCGATGCGTGCGTTCTTTTTTGGATGGAACAAATCATCGTTACTCGCAAGGTTGTATTTTTCTCTGCGGGCGTAACCCATGCTGCCTAACATGTTAATTTGGAACAAGCCGTAAGAACTGTCGCCCGTATTGCGATTTCCGTTGTAGGCACGCGGTCGCCCGTTCGATTCGCGCATGACAATCGCCCACGCGGTCTTGAGCGCCTCGCCCCTAAACCCGACCTCATGCAGTAGGTCTTTTAGCTCGCGCGGGGTCAGGGTTTTCTTGCGCGACCAATCGCGCTTGGGCTTTGGTCTCTCGGCAGCCTTGACCGATACGACCGCCTCTTGAAGGGTCTCTATCATAGAATTAGATTTTAGGTCAATTGTGGGTTGGGGTGCAGGGATAATTAGCAACACGCCTATCAGTGTCGCTGTCAGAGCAATCGGGTAGCGCATAACAAACACCTCGCTTGGGGTAGGGGTTTGGCGCACTAAGGCGCAACGAGGACTTTAAGGAATATCCTCTGGCTCGGGGTAAAGATGATACTCACGACCTATTAACGCTGCCGTCACTAAATCGTCACCCTCCTGCTCTGCCATTTGCTCTAAAAACGCCCTCACTTTGGCGTCCCTTGCCGCCTGCTCTGCCGCCATGCGACGTAACCATGCACTCATTAGTTGCTCCCTTCCTTAAATCGGCTAGCCAACCGCCTGAGGACACTGGCGTGATGCGCATCATGTTTATCAATCGCACGAGCCGCAAGGTTGTACATCAATGATTTGTCTTTCTGCAATCGCGTATGCCAAGCCTGCTCAGCCCAATACTCGCAACTCAAATGAGCTATCTCGCGCTCAGTCACCTCGCGACGTAAATCAGTCGTCATAGAACTCACCTACACATCTTGCGAACGCGCTATGCGCAGCGTCAGCGACAGTCCTGCCCTCTGCCCCACCCAATTGCTCACCTTCATCGGTGTCTATCCAAACCTTGTAGATGTCGCTGTCGGGTAACTTGGTGCGCTCAACCGTCACCCTATATTCGCGGACTCGCTCGTAATCGAGGTCGCCATCTGGCTCCAAATCCAAATCCTCATATTTTGACAATTTGCTCCACCTTCTCTGCAAGTGCTTTCTGGTTTGCCTCCATGCGGTCAAGAATCGCGCAAATGTTGTTGACCGTGTTGTGCACGTTCTCCACCGCTTGATTCACGCGCTCTACCTGCAATAGCACTTGGTCATCTCGGCTGAAATCGTCCGAGCCGTCAAGGGTCATCATCTCGTCACCACAAATGCAACAACAGCGGCGAACATGAAGCCCGTTAGAAAACCCACTCCAAAATCAGATTTTACTTGCAGAATTATTTCTTTCATAAGCTTGCCAGCTTGTCACTGTCTTTTAATACCCATTCTTGAATTCGGGTAACGATTCTGTCAGTCAGACCCACGATGTCGCCTTTGTAATCTGTGCCGCCCGTAACTACAACGTCCCCCATAATTGGCACAATTTCACCAAGCGCTTGCTCGCTAATGATGGTGGCCAAGGGGTTAAAATCTAGGTGAGAATATTGGCCCTCTTCGTTAACCCACAACAAAAGATTATTTGCAAGGGTAAGACATCCTACGTGGCCATCGACGGCGCCTTGAAGGGCTTTCAACTCATTGCCCGATATGTCAATGACCTCACACGTTTTATCCGCATTAATCTTGACGGCTAGTTTCATTCGTCCGCCAAAAACGCATGCAGATTGTAAGTATCGATGATGGCTCCTGCTGGTGCTTTTGTATAACCTTTCCACAAAATGCCTTCAGGCAACTTAATTAGCTGCTCGTAATCCTCTGCGTCGTAAGCCTCTATCGCCTCGATACATGCTGGAATTAACGACGACGGAACTGGCGGATAATGATTCGATTGCAAGTGCCATCGCAGTGCGATTTCCAGATTTGGTGCGTGTTCAGCGAACTCGACCGCTGCTAAGTGACCCATTTATGCCCCCTTTCTTTGTGTTGGGGTGAGTATATAGCCACCCCCTGACAATTTATTTGACCTTGACCCATCGGCAAGTCGTCGCCAGCAGATTGTCGTAGTTACCGCTGGTCGCCTCCTTGTAGTAAAGGTCGCGCTCCTCTTTGCTTACCCCTGCCTTCTTAAGAGCTTGTATGACTTTACCCATGATGTTGAAGGCGTTGCCGTCCTCGCCCACCAGTTTGACTGTAATGTCGTATTTCGTATCCATATTCCCCTTTCTAAATTACGCCGACCGCGTAGGTCGTCTTTCCAATATGTGTAACCATAGGGGCGGGGTGTTTATTCCCCACCCCCCTTACGATTATTGTCGGAGTCTCCAGTCCCAATCAGTACTGCCGTAGTAGGTCACGTTGAAGTAATCAACTGTGGGGTCTGATTCATCTTTGTTATAAGCCAGCCGAATCGCCTCCACTTGCTCTTGAGCTTGTCTCGCCTCTTCCGTCAAGTTGAGGTATCCGTCGGCCCTTTCCTCATAGACACGCTGTTTGTCCCATCCTGACAACGTGACTCGAATCGCGCCGCCACCTGAGAAAAGGTCGGTGCGCACACTGACTTTTAGGTCTTTGGGCAACCCCCCTGCCTGCTTCGTGGCTTTTACGTCAGCACGAATGTCGGCTGCGATGTCTTTGAGCGGTCGGTAATCCCTCGACCACTTTGAGCCCACTCGGGCTTTTTGAACTGCGTTGACCATGCTTCCCCTTTCTGTCGCGCTGAGGCGGGCTCAAACCCCGTCTCAACAATTAGATTATAGCACGCCCCGTGGGAACTAATGCACGGGGGCCCGGGTGTGTCGCGCTTTTTGACGCTGCCGAAAGGATTGATTTTGAAGGCTTTTTACGGCTCCCCTGTGATTATTGATGACTATCCCCACCTTGTGTGGGCCCTTGATGGCTAGTAGGTCGCTTTCGGCTTGGTCGTGAAAGCCAGCAGCCTCCAAAGCCTCTAAGGTCGGAAACACATCGGCCTGTCGGTCATTGTCCTCTATTAAGTGGTCTTGGCGACCTCCGAAAGAAAACACCCAATAAAAATTACTTGGATAATCGGGCTCGACGAACTCTTTGAACATCTTGACCTCTTTCGTGTAGCAATAAAACGTTGTCGTAGGCGTCGCTCTCATTATGCGTAGCCACGCTTGCAAGTAATCCAAACTAAAAAAATCACCGCCGTCATGAATGCGAATAAATTTGCCCCTGAATTTAGGCTTTCGTAATTCTTCAATCATCTCGGCCTCCCAAGTTTCCATGTCATCTAATACGCGCATGAGGTTGGCTTGGTGCTTACGTTTTACGTTAGAGAATTGATAACTGCCTTTGCGCGCATAACAAGGTTTTGCGCACTCCCCTGCAGATGGGCAGACGTTTACTACGCGACCGTCTGGCAAGTGTGTTACCCACGCTGGCAAACTCCAAGTCCAGATACCATCACGTCGCAAGTCACTATTGCCGTTTGTTATAAGGGTCACTAAAACGCTCCCCACTCATTCGTACCCTCAAGAGAGATGGCATTGAACTCAGGCACCACAAAACTTTTAGGCTCATATAACGCTAGAAGAATTGCCTCTGCACGGTCTGGGGAGCTGCGACCGCGACGTTTCATTTCTTTTTTTGACTCGATTTGTATGCGGCCCGCGCTATCTGATTTGTAGATAGGCGAGGTCAACTGCGCAATCGTTTTTTGGTCGAGGTCAACTTTGATTTGGGGGAACGGATTGTTTTGGTCAGTTTGTAAAAGAACCCGCATGTTCCACCACATCTCGGCTCTTTGATTATTGAATCTGTCTGCATCTCTTGAGCGCTCTGCAACGTTTACCGGGACAATATCCGCGCGATGTCTTTGCTCGTCTCTCCATGCTCTCAAGATTGAACTCACGCCCCAACCAACGCCGATAACATCAACCTTGACCCGAACGGGGTCAGCAATTTGCCGCTCTTTGTGCTTTTTTTCAGCCTCCAAAATATGCTGCAGCACAATACCTGCTACGTCCACGGCAGAGGCGTTAGCCGCTCCACTTGTTTTATGTACGAGCGAGACGTTCATACCATCTTGCACTGCGATGGCAAACTCGTCACCGCCGTCTGCGGCTACGTCCACACCCAGCTTCAAGTGACCCGTTTGTAATGGTGTCATGTCTTGTGAGCGCTCAACCCAGTCAAAGGGAATGACTCGGTTGGCTGTTACTCGCGGAAAGCGAGCGTGGACACGTGCCTCAACGAATGGGGAGTCCTCACCAAATTCTTTTATGACATCTTCTTGCCATTGCAAATCTACTAAGTGCTCTTTTAACTCATGAGGCGCCGTTGATGATGGGCACGCTTTACACAGACCTACCTTCTCCCCGGTAAAATTAGGCGTGTCTTTGGTGGCGATTGGAATGACGTTGTAAACATCTGAATTACAAACGCGCTCAAACCATGACGATTCATTATCGACTGGCGGGTTGCCAATTATCAGAAGACGTGTGTGTCCACCCGTCATCAAGGATTCCAAGGCATTTCCGAGAATTGGGCTGATACCGCCCGCTTCATCTACTACAACAAGAAGGTGCGGCGCGTGCACGCCCTGCACGGCGGTCTCGTCGTGGTTGTAGGCGCTAAAACCGTCTGCGACTATCTCGCCGTTTATCTGCCACTCAGTCGTGAACACCTCGCCAATAAGGTCATGTCGCCGGGCAACTCGGCGGATATGAGGCCACAGCACGCCGCGCACCTGTCGGTAATTAGTTGCGGTCGTAACAACCCGGGCCGTTCCAACGGGGTGAGCCATGGCCCACCACGCAACCGCTCTAGCCGCTAAATGCGATTTCCCCAAACCGTGACATGAGGGCACGGCTGTGCGTTTGTTGTCACGCAATGACATAAGGATTTCTTTTTGTTTTGACCACAAAGTCTCGCCAAGACCCTCCTCGACGAACTCAATTGGTTTATCTGCGAAACGCAACCACGGATTGCGTTGTCTCTCTTTGGTAAGGTCGTATACGCGTGCGAGGGCATTAGCATCTAATTTTTGAAGAGTGTTTCGCCTTTGCGCCGGGCTTAATGATAAAAGTCGGTCAATTTGTGTTGTCGGCATGTTTTGTTTCTTCATCAATGATGTCTTGTAATAATCTCTCGACATCATCGACTGAGACCTGCAGTTTTACCGCTCCGCCGTCGGGGCCAGACACCTGTGTCACCCTGCCGTAATGCTCGCGGTCTGTCCGCTCTAAATACCACGCTGCCGCCTGCCACGTTCCCTCTTTCGCGGCATTCTGAATTGCAATCATGGCGCGGTTTGCTCCCGCATCACGCGCTTTTTGAATTGCCTCTGCAATTATTAAATAGGATTGTCCACGCTCACTTGGTGGGTTGCCCGCCTCAATGCTCTCACGCTCGATTCGCCCTTCGTCCAACCATCTATAAATTGTCGGTGCTGATACGCCAGACAATGACGCGGCACGTTCGACGTAATGACCCGTGGCCAAGGCAGCGATAAGCGCCGTAATTTTGGCGTCATTAAGAGACGGAGGCTTCCGTCCAAGCTCACCTATGTTGACCACTCCCGACAAATCTGCACCAGAGCATTCGCATCGGCATTCTCATAATCAACCGACGGTGCTTTGGTCTTGGCTCTCGCTATCGCCAAATCTACTAAATCCGCTTGTGATTCTGTCAAACGAAAGATGCGCCTAACCGTGCCCGTCTCAGCCAACTCAGGCTGCTCGGTCGGTGGTGTCAATGGGTCGAAACCAAACTCAGATATATCCCAACCGACGGCATCTAATTCAATTAATTGATTTGCCAACATAAAGTCGTCCCACTCGGCTAATTCACTTGTGCGATTGTCAGCTATTGCGTAAGCACGCGCCTCTTCATGTGACCAATCCTCAGGCACTCGTGTTATCTCAATTTGTGTCCAACCCAATTTTTGCGCAGCCTGCAAAGTGCCATTCCCCGCAATTACGAACTCTCGCCAGACTACGATAGGTTTGCGTTGTCCGAATTTGGTCAGACTTCCCATAATGGCATCAATATTTTTTTTAGAGTGTTTTCGCGAGTTTTCAGGGTCGGGTTTTATGGCCGAGAGTGAAACGGTTTCAAGCCTCATTTTTTACTTTGGCGTTGCGCACGTAAGCCCCTCCGTACTCGTATATGGCTCTATGAGTTGCACCTTTCTCTTTTGCATAACGCACTAGGCGTCTTCGCGTTTTTGCTAAATTAAGTAGAAGTCTTTGCGTGTCGTGTATCTCTTTAGTAACCTCCTTAATTTTCGTTAGGTCTGTAATCAAATCCTCGCTTGGCTCAATGCGTGGTCTACCTAATTTGGCCACTTAGTAACTCCCCCTCTATCTCTAGTCGTAATGCGGGCTCTCCCCTCTCAGGTTGCTTAAAAACGACGGCTGTGACGTGAGCTGGCGAATCGTCCAAAAAAACGCCAGCGTCGACTAGCCCGTCGATTGCCGCCTTTACGGCAGGGACACATGCGGCTACATCTTGCATACGTCCCGATTTCTGATACGGGGTTGCCGTAATAATACACCTTGTCATGAGCGGAATCTTTTTGGAAACAGCTATGGAATGGAACTCACCACGCCATTCTTTCGTCAGTTTTGCCCGCGAGAAGCGATTACCTGCCCGCTCCTGATTGAACGTCCAAGGTCTCTTGTGCAGCGTGAGAGTGACCCGAGTCATCAAGATATCTTTGCAGACCTGATGACGTAATGATGGGTATTTTTGTGCTGTCTTGATTGCGATTTAGCAGGAAACCGAACTCACGGGCCTCCTGTCGATTGTGCTCTATCCACCCATGACACCCGCTCGTGCCAGAACCACAAAGAAGGACAAGATTCGAGGTTTTATTGAGGTCAAGAGAGGTGCCGCCCATACCACGCGGCATGCGATGGTGTATCGAATACAGCCATGTGATTTCCACGCCGCATCGCTCGCAACGATTAAAAGCCCGTTGTCGAATTAAGCGTCGAATTTTCTGGTCTGCTCCTGTCTGTTTTTTCCTCCGCCTTGTCGGGATTCGCTGAATTGGCAATGCTCAGGAACCTCCGTTTCAAATAATCTAATTGGGCTGCGGATTCCGCAGACAATGCTTGTTTTTGAACTCCCGTGATTGCTTTTGTACGTGATTTTTCCTTTTCACGCAATCTTACTTGACGCCACGCACGATTTACGTGCGCTGGCATGAGCACCGTCGTCTCGCTCGCGTAATGGTTGCGCACCGCGCCAATCGCGAAGTCCAGCGTCATGTCGGCGTCGAGTATCTCGACCCACGCCGCCACCCGATAATCGTCTAGCGTCACGCGGTCGTCTACTTGCATGACAGCGCCTAAAACTTGCTCGACCTCGGCGTGCCTCACGGCAACTCTCTCAGCGCGTTGAGGCGCTTGGTCATCTGCTCCAACTTGTTCAGCCGCGCGTGCCCCCGGTCTTGCCTCTGCGGTAAGGGGTCGTCAGCCCAGCGCTCTTGATTCAGCCAAGTCGCTGGCAAGGGCGTGAACTCGTCTATGCGGTTGGGGTCGTCGGCGAATCTAGCCGCCCCCTCGATAATCGTTGCCGCCGAGTTGCCCCTCCCTATTGCCTTGGTGAAAGCCGTCGCCGCCTTGGGCTTGGCGCTGTGGCGGGGGTAGTTGTCCCAAAAAACCTCGAATGATGTCTTTATGGACGGTTCTAATATGGACGGTTCTATAGGACGGTTAGGGGTCACCCGTGTGACCCCCGCGGGCTCAAAAAGTGACCCCCGCTCGTCCAAAAGTGACCCCCGTTCGTCTTTACGACGGTCACCCGTGTGACCCCCGCTCTTTAAATATGGAGGCACAAGAACTCGATACAAATTGGGTCTTTTGTCTCCCCTAGTTTTTTGATTGCCCCCCTGTTGGATTAATACTTCCAACTCACCCATGGCTTTTAATTCTTTAATGGATTTCTTCACTTGTGTTCGCCCACAGTTTGCGTATTTGCATAACGTCTCAATCGAGGGCCAACTGCCCCCGTCGCCCTCGTGGTTTGCGATTCCGATAAGTACTAACTTCGTTGTGCCTTTGGCCTTGCTGTTGTGCAGCACGGCGCTAATTGCTTCGACGCTCATAAGGCCCCTTAGTCTTTGCGGTGAGGGGTGAGGATACCCCACCCCTCCCCGTCACCTATTCAGCGAGGCTGAATAACTCCTCGACCTGCGTCAAATCGGTTTGCGTGAGGTTGTCTAATTTTGGCAAACCCTTAGCGTCCCAAAGTGAGCGCAAGGTTTCTTTCTTGTGCTCAGGCATCAAGCTAATGCGTTGCCTTAAATTGTCACGGAAGTCAGGGGTCTCCTCCGTGCCCTCCTTCAGCCAACTCAAAACCTGTTGAGCGGCTTTCTTAGTCTCGCTTGTGTCGAACGTCTGGTCAGCAATTGCTGCATAGCGCGTCTTGGACACTGACGCACGGTGCCTGATGTCGATGTCTAACACCAAAGTAAATTCATACTCAACACCATCACGTTGCTGCGGTGCCAAGCCCACTTTTGTGGGTGTGATTCGACCGTTGTCGTTGTTAATTTGCCAATCAGTCTTCGACCTCATGGTCGCGATGACATGTGCAGGGTGAGAAAGAATCCTGTCAATCATCTTTTGTTGTAGGGGCGTACCTATACCCCATGCCGCATAGGTGTTATTTTTTGCGAAACTGGCTCGAGCTTCGTCAACGATTTCCAACACGCCACCTGCGCCTGCCCAGAAATGTGAAAGGGAATCAATCACGACGACGGCGTAGCCGTCGCTTTCTGCGACATCAAATACCTCGATTAGACGCGTGGGGTGATATGGCGGGTTGAATGACAACACATCGAACTCAAACTTGTCTGCGTACAGACTTGCCGAGTTGCGCTCGGTGTCGATGACGGCAATTTTGCCGTTATCCGCAAGAACGGTCGCCCATTCAAGTGCGGTGAAAGTCTTGCCTGAGCCGCTTGGCCCGTGCATTGCTATTCGTGCTTTTGCCTGTGATTTTGATGCTTTCTTGAATGTACTCATTTGTCTACCTCCACTTTGTAAAATATCGTCGCGTCTTTTATCTCGATGCCGTCGACGATTTCGCCTGTCTCCTTTACAACCACTTTGCCATTAGCGCTGACAAGGTGCTCTTCCAACACCTCGACGGTCTCTGGCAACTCAGTCGTCTTGATTCTCACCAAATTAGGCGCAAAATCTTTCGCCCATTTGATGAAACTTTCTTTGTCGATGCTCCATGATTCATGCGACGCTCTCGAGCTTACGCGACCCGTGGGAAGGTCAATCGTCTTGCGGTCTGCGTTTTGTCTTTGTTCAATCGCGTAATGAATCAATAAATTCTCAAAGTACTGAGCGTCTCTCTCGATTTTCTCAGTCTGTCGCTCTAACCAGTCTTGAACTCTGACTGTCTCATCTTCTGCGGTTTTGCGTGCCGCCTCTATCTGCTGACGTAAGGCACGTAATTTTCGCATAGCCCATGCAGCGGTTGAATCGTCCGTGATTTCAAACGGTTCTCTGTCTTCTGACACATGTCCCCCTCTCGGGGGTATTTATACCACACCCCCCCGACAAAAGGGTTCTAGTAGTCCCACCTACGGTTTGAGCCTAAATCAACGTGCGTAAATCCCTTGCCTGACTTAACACCCCGACCCACTCCCCCTTTCCAGGTGCGGTCTAGCTTTTTCTCGAACTCAATCTGCTTGCTCGCGTTCGCGTAAGCCAATTTGATATCGGCTGCCCACGCTTCAAGGTGTTGGCTATTGGGGGCACCGCCAACTCGACGATTAGTCTCTGGGTCGCGATACCAAGAATTGATGATGATGCGCCCGTTTTCCTCCACAATTTTATCCATTGCTTTTGCCAATTTTTTGGCATTTCTTTTTAGTTTTATGCTTGGTGGAATCCTCTTTGTGTCACCCTTTGTGACATCTTTGACTGTGAAATGTTTTGAGATTTTTGATGAGGGGTCTTTCCAATTAATCATGAGAGCCTTTCTAATATTACGTTATTAAGATTTTCCTGCGCCTTCTCTAGTTTCGTCAGACGCTTATTGACAGAGCAAACATCTTTTTGCATCGTCTCAACCACATCTTTCACGGAGTCTCCACCGTTGCGGCTCAACTCACCGTCCAACCGATTCAATCTTTCCATGACACCAAGAGTCGCATCACGTCCCGCCCTAGCAGGCTCACCCTGCCAATCCTTTTTGAACTCATCTTGCCAGTCGAGATATCTACTGACCCTCTTGATTGCTGGCGTGACGAAGCGGTTGACTAAGAAAATGAACGTTAGTATTCCTGTCAGCGCAGCGACAATTTCGAGAATTGGCATTGGCGCAAAATACTTTCACGTCGTTAATCAAGCAACGTAAATTATTCTGGTTTGACCAGACTGATGCCTGATTTAGTTATCTCGACGGAGACGACGGACGTGAGATAACTTAGAACCGCGGCGCCTGCACTCACACCAATCGCTTGTTGCCAATCAACCGTCAAAACGTTCAAGGTTGATGCACCAAGTAGTGCTAATGCTGTCTGCGCAAAAGTCTTGACGGCTCGTTCCGTAGCCAACTTCCAAAAACTCAAGGTAAAAATCATTCTTCCTCCCGTATGTAAGTTATTGACCTACTCCTCACTATCGTCCCTTTTGGGTCGATAGAGTTTTGTATCCTCGTATGTGGCAAACCCAACATATGACGCCACGATTGTGCCTGCCAAGCCCGCCATCGAGAGAACCAACGTCTCAGCAAGCGATGTAGATTCCCAACGAAACGCGACATAGAGCACCATCAAAGCACAAAAAAACAAAGTGCCGATGGTGACACGTCTTCGAATCTTCCACGGTGGCGGTCTCACTAAATTATTCTATGAAATCATGGATTATTTGTAAATACTGACTGTGGTCTTCTAGGTTCTACGGGTAGTTTCAGCAGATATTTTTTGCGTACGCTATATTGAATCTCCCCACGGTGGTCAAAATGCCTAGCGTGATGGTGTTTATGAAGAATTCGTGCTTTTTGGTAACCAACAATATCTACCCATACCGCGCGAATATTCTCGGGGTCTACGAACAAAGGCAAGCAACAAAAGACCCAGCGGTCATATTTCAAATCAAGCTCGTTGTATTTGCAATGCGAGTGCTGATATCGGATTCTTTTCACCTCAATACAGTCGCTCACATCAGCGACACGCTCCGAATAGATTTTGTGCTCCTCGAGCTTCCACGCTAACCCACCCCAATAGCGATTTAATCGCGATGCAACAGCCATCTCACAACACGCCGCGCTCAATTCTGCTAGGGGTTGAGGTTCTAAATGGTCATAGTTGCGATAAATGTGCTGGATGTTTTTATTTTCAAAAGTGCGCCGTAGCGCAATTTGTTGGGCGGCCCAGACCTCAAAAGGTTCAAGCCGCCACAACACGCCTAGTGGCTGGTATATCAAGCAGCAACAGCCAAGTCCACCTGCAAGCCGTCGACGTTTAGCAAGTCCACTGCTTTCTGTGCCTTCTGCGCCGCATTGACCAGCAGGTTTCGGTCGTTCTTAAGCACGCTCAACCAACTCGCAATGTAACTTGCGGATTGCTCATGCTGTACGTCTAAGCCAAAGTAGCCGTTAAGAATGGCCGCGCCAATCTCTGCGACCAACTCCTCCTCTGCATACTCTTCGTTAGGCAGGCCAGTCTTTGCGAATCGGTTCAATCTGGACTCGTGACCCGTCGAATGCACCAATTCGTGAAACAGCGTTGCAAGGTGACCCGTGTTTGAGTTGAAAGCGGAGTAGGGCGGCAAAGTCACTCGGTCAAGAGCGGGCGAGTAAGATGCCCGTCCCTGCGCCGCGTAAATCACCTGAGGGGCCTTTTCGTATCCTGACAAGACCCGCCGTTGAATTTGGTCGGGAGGCTCAATAACGAACTCTGGCGTCTCAATTTCCAAACCCTCGATTTGGTCGAGGTTGAAGACGTTGTATGACCTTGATACGACGTACTTTGAACTCTCATCCTCTTTGGCCTCGGGCTTATCAATGACCTTCCAGAAGACAATCGGCGTCGCCTTCTCGCCCTTGCGGACGTGAGCACCCTCTTTTTCTGCCTGTTTGTAGGTGAGCCAGTAGGGGCTTTTGTAGCCCTCCGCAAATTGAACTGTAGACAGAATCAAGGTATTGATTCCACGGTACGTTTTTTTGCTAGCACCCGACGTGGGTAGTAAGCCGTCGACCGTCCATGGCTTTTGCCAAGGGACGACGCCGCTCTCTAGCTGGTCGATGATGCGTTGTGTAACACGTTCTGCCAACTGGTTTTTCACGTATTACCCCCTTTCAATAGGTGTAACTATACACCCCCTACCGAATATTCCTGGCTTTGACCTCTCATAATCTGAGGCTGCATGCCCCCCTCGGGAGCGAGGCTCATGAATCTGGCCCCTTTTAAGGGCTCGAACATATGTTCTAACGCTTTGCGGCGATGAGTATCTGGCGCTGTCGAATTCTTAAATCTAGCAATCTCAACCTCGCGCGCTCGAGCAAAAGGCTCATTCCAGCGACCGTAAAAAAAATTTGATGCTCATGAATATGCGACGGGGGCCTCCTGAGGTTGGCTAATGGCACCTCAAGGTAAATCATTTTGGAGGAGTGCTGTATCCAATCCAGCAAAAATTCGTACGGGTTAGAGACGTGCTCTAACAAGTTTGAAAGTACTACAAGGTCATATGGTGGCTCTGGCAAATCAACTCTCATCCCCGCTTTCAATTTTGCTGTAAATGGGTCAAGCACGTGGTGTGCCGCTGCAATATGTCGTAGTGGTGTATGCAATCCATCGAAACCCCCAACATCAAGAATGCGCGGTTCCTTGAGATAAGGTTGCAACATATATTCAGCAGCGTTCAACACCCTCTGACAACTTTCAGAATTCTCGACATGGGGCTGATAATTGGGCTCGTGTTTGGCTCGCATTTTGTCATATTCAATACCGCGGTAATTTAGATAAATTAAATTCATCTGCGTCTCGGTGTATCTTGGATGTGAGAAAGTCGTCCCGCATGCCTCACACTTATATGAATAGCAAGACTTATCTATCACCGCCCGCTCAACAATAAACGCAGCACGAGGCACGATGCTTTCTTGAAGGTAAGAGCTATTGCAGGCAACGCATTTCATAGCATCAAAAAATCGATTGGCTCACGACATGACGTGGAGTAAAAACACGCGGCGCCGACTGCCAACTTAACCCTGTCCTCGGGATTCATGCCCTTAGTGGCATACAAAGCACCTAATGCGATTTGTGCACCTGCACCTAAGGTTGATTCCTCAAACTGCGCCATCTGCCCATCAATTGGCTCGTACTCAAACAATTCTCCTCTTACCCCAAGAAGAAAACCCGATTGTGTGTCTTCGTGGGCCACTTCCATTTTGTATTTTGTCTTTTCTATTAATCGAATGAAGGCGTCGTGAAATGTCGTGCGCATGAAAGGTAGTAAGGGATTTTTATTACGTGGAAGAGGAGGGATTTTGAAGCCATGTAGCATCAATTGACCTAGACCGTAGTTTCCTGCGTAACCGATTACAAAAGCGCCCCTACGTGCGATTTTGGGGTCTTGCGAGGCGAGAATCGTGTCGTCGGTTGAGGCTCCCCTGTCCCCCGCCAAAAAGACCTTGCCGGATTTGCCGTCGGCTATGCCCACAATGCAGGTCATGCCGGAGATAGTAGGGGTGAATTACACCAGTGTGATTTATGCTTTTCGCATGCCTGAGCTCAATGCGAATATCCCGCCCATCGAGGCGTACGTGCGCGGCAACTATTTAAGAGACCAAAGGGATTCCTTTAATACCTATTACCCCTGCGTGATATTCGGGGTAGCCAGCGTAAAAAGTCGCAGCCCCCTATTCCACTTCCTAATGGAAGACGGCGGGTTGTGGTGGCGCATGCCCATAAGCGCCTTCTGCACCGAGCCCGAAGTGCCCGAGGTGGACTTGCACGATTTGGTGCTCTGGAACTCGTTTAGCCCCTACGTGTCGGTGACGAGGTTCGAGAGCCTTTACAACATGCGTATGCATTACATGGATAGGCACAAGCAACGGGTCAAGGGCAAGTATCTGTTTACCCTTGATTGGCACGCGGCGGAATCGAACATCGTGGACACGGGATTCAGCGAAGTGCCTGGGCAGCACAAGTGTGGGCATGTGATTCAGCGGGACGATGGCAATTTTGCCGTCCAGCCCAACAACCGCGTGCTGCTGCTTGACCCGTCCTTCACCACCAAAAAGAACCTAGTAATCGACAGATTGTTGAACAATCACAAATACGACGTAGAGGACGCCGACAAATGGATTACCGAGGACAGCGACAGATACAACTACGAGGTGTCGAAGCGGTGACGGCGCTCGCCGGCTTTTTTACCCGTGTCGGCGTACTCTGACCGAATGAACCTAAACGACTTCACGGGGCTGATGTACGCAGCTATCGGCGTCGCCATAGCACTTCTCATCATCTGGATTATCCAATGACCCTGTTCGAGGTCGGCATATTCGGTTTCGTCGTGTTGCTCGTGGGCGCGTTGGTGTGGATAAGCAACAACCAGAGGTAGACGACCTGAGCGACTGGCTTGACGACGCCAACCGCACGGTGTTCGCCGACAACGAGTGGGACGACACCAAAGAGTGGAATGTGAAAGAGGACGCCTACGCGGGGATAGTTTGGGCCGAGCCGAAGGACAAGGGAGAGACCCTGCACCTGTCGGACATCTACGCCGAGGACGAGGTTGAGGTGGTGGCTGACGGCGAGGGGGTCAGGAGTTGGCGGCACGACACGGGGGCGTGGCGGGCTATCACCTAGTCATCGGGTCATTTGGATAGGGGCGGGTTATCGGGTTATTCGTATGACTTTCTTTGCCAAAACTTGTCTTTATAGAAGTGCCAAAATACCGAATGGCGCTCTCGTTGCTTTGCGTCCATTGCGTCTTGGTCGAACTCGCGCACGGCTGACACCCACGCTTCTCGCTTGAACGGAATTATCTGGAACATCGGCGTGCCTTTTGGAATCAAGCCCGAGAAGCCGTGTTTTACGTAAAAAGGTATCTGCCCGTTAGCCGAGTGATGAAAACCGTCGCTATCCATTACGCCCGCAAGGGTTACGAAAGGCAAGTCAAAACGGTTTAGTGGGTGCGTCACTAAAACGGAATAATCTTTTGGTGTCTTGGGTATGAAAGGTTGATACCAAACAAACTCCTTTTCATAAAAAACTTCATCGAAAGTGGGAACGTGTTTTGTCTCACGCCAACCTAAAACTTCAGGTTTGCTTGCTAAAAACCATGATATTTTTCCGTTTTCATTTTTTATGAAAATGTCAGACCAAGTGACTTGCACATATCCTAAGTAGAATGCGTCAAAGAAAGGCATACATTGTTTAAGACTTGTATTTTTTAACTCACCCTGCATAATTCTAGTATTTTTCAGATAGTCACTTGGCGCGTTTTTGTACCATTGAGGAATAAATTTTCTTGCGGGCGTTGGTGGCGGTACAACATCTCTGACTAGTTGACAAGACGGCAAAAACTCGATGCATTTTTTACTCATACTTTTTTTTTGACCAGATATGTCGCACGTAGTTGTTGAGAATG